TTAGTTAAATGATATTTCTAAGTTGTCTGTTACTCCTGTATCTCTTATAGAATACTTTAATGCAACTGTAATTTGATTTGTATCAGGGTTACCTGTCACTGTTAAGTTTTCGACAATAACGCTTGGAAAATACTCGCTTATAATACTCTGTATATCTTCCTCTAAAGCTACTTCTGTATTACTGTTTAACTGTTCAAAAATATAAACTTGTAAACCTGCTCCGAATGTTGGGTTTAAGTACCTTTGTCCGGTTCCAGTTAGAAACAAGTTAATCAGGTTAGTTTTGATAGCTTGTTGAGTAGTGTAGGTAGAGGTAAAGACGCCAGGTGCAGCAAAGGGTATTCCGACTCCTACAGCGACTGAAGGTTTCTTATCTATTGGGAATATCTTCTTTGCACCAAATGCCATTATTTCTTATTAATAAGACCCATAATCTGGTCTAGGTTAACTTCTCCTGCAGGTAGCGCAGATCCTTCTCCGGCAGTGTTAACTGTTGCAGGTGGTCTGTATCCAGGTTGTGCTCCAAAAGACATAGCGTCGTTTGAAGTCATTGAAATGTTTCCGTTTCTTGATTCCATCATTCCACCTAATAGTTCTTTGTATTTATCTCTTGCATTAATACTAGCTGCTACTGGTTGGGTTGAAACTGGTACGGGAGCTGAGTAGCTCTCCTGAATGATTGTTTTAGGTGCACGTACTGCTTCCAATAGAATGTCTTTCAATTCTTCTTGAATAGCTTCTCTTACGGCTTCTTTGATGAGTTTTTTAAATACTTTAGTATCCATCTTTTATAAATATTTCTTAATTGGCTTTTAGATTATCCCTGTCTATAATGAGTTTTAACTCCTCAACAAGGACTTGAGGGTCTGTTGTGAAGGATGGTTCTGTCTGTAGTAGAACGATTCCTTGACTATTTTTTGCTTGTCCTATTCTCTGCTTTAGAGTCGGACTAAATGGTTTCTCTACAATCTCAAAAGTAAACCCTCTATAAGTTAGGTCGATATTAGAGGTTGCTGCTAATTTTATGGTATTCAAGAGTTTATTAGTGTTTGCTCCTACTTCGTTAGGCTTCTTACCACACTTCTCTAATACAAGGTCGACTACTGCTAATACTGTTATAACCGCCTGCATTACCTTAGCTGCATCAGAGACGTACTGACTACCTAATGCTAAAGCTCTTTGTAACTCTGGTAGTCTAGCTGTTCCATCTGATTTGAATGTTATCGATGTTCTAATATCATCTAAGTCACCTATAAGGGCTGTAACTGCTCCGGGTAATGTTGGTGCTAGTTTAGCAGCTAGTGACGTAGCGGTTTTTAGCAGGCTTATAGCATTCAGAGATGTAACTGTTCCGTTTAGGATTGGGGTTAATATCTGCAGAGATGCATCTATAGTGTCGATATACTTCGCGGTGTTTTCGATATCTGCACCTAAAGCATTACGTACTTGTAATGCCCTATCTAGAATATCCTGTGAAGGACATACGTTCGGTAAAGTTGGGTTAGCTGTATCTAATCCTTCTATTCCTAGCTGGGATGCTAAGGTTAGTAGCGTAGATGTTGCTTTGTCCCGTAGGTCTTCAATCTTAGTATTGATTGTTTGATTAATCCTATCTAAAGGAGCTAATTGTGTTGCAGTTGCAACAACGGTTGCAGTAGCTAGCGCTCTTTGAAGTTTTAACTTTTTGTTAAAAGCATCCCTCTTAGCTGCTTCTTGTTTCCTCTGTTTTTCTAATTCTTCCGGTGTCATTATACTGTAAAATTAGAATTTGATTTAAGAAGGTCTGGATTTAATGTCAAAAGTTTTTTCAACAGACCGGGTGCTTTCTGATTTAAACTAGGTATTGGACCTCCTGAATTAGATGCTGTCTGAGATGCTGTAACCAGGTCTTTTAATACGTCGATCATCGTCTTTAGCAGTTCTACTGTCGTATCACCTAACAGTAAAGGTTCGGTTGCAGATTTAGATCCTAAATATATTTTCTCTGTTTGGATTGTCATTTCAGAGGCATCTACGTTAACCGTTCCTGCAGAACTTAGACTAATGCTTTTAGCAGAGCTAAGTAGCAGGTGATCTTCTGTTGTATTAAACACTAACCTTCCTGAATTCAAAATTATCTGCTTCCCTGTATATTCATCAGGTAGGGTGGGGGGATTCGATTTATAACTAAAGTAGTTCGTATTGGCAGTGAGAGGAACTTTCTGAGTGGTTGTTAGGTAGACAGAAGAAGCATCTGTGTTTATATCTTCTACTGTAAAGTCCCATCCATTTTTATTTGGATTATCTGTTTGACCGTTCCTAATAATAGTTATAGCATCTCCTTGGGTACCGGTGGTAGACCACGGGTTTTTATTAGGAGCTGTACCGCTTAACCGGATGCTGTTACCCCACCTTCCTTCGTAAATCAGATCCCCTTCAAAAGGCTGTAGGGGATAGATGTTTGGTCTTTCTTTAAAGTAGTTTCCAAACTTTATCGTTCCGGCAGTATCTGTTAACTTGTTCGTACTACCTAGAGCTGAATCTTGATAGTTTTTAGAATTCTCCGGAGTAGAGGATCCTGCAGAATATGGAATAGCGTTGTGGTGTGGGTGATTCCAAAGGTTCACTACGCTAATATAATATAATGCTTTTGCAGAATTTCTCTGCATTATTTTCTTCGTCGGCTGTGATACTAGGTAAACAACTTCGTTTATAAGTGGGTAGTTTTTTAACCCTGGCTGTAGAGGGTATGCAACTCTATAATTTTGATTATCGGATGTTGTTGAATAGTCTGCTGTACCTCCAGAAAGATCGATTATTTCAACTGCACCGATAGCTTTTGGTCCTCCTAGTTCTTGATACTTTGGATGAGTATCATCTAAGACGATGCTCAATACCCTCCCGGTTGAATTTAAACTTGCAAGCTTTAGTGCATCAAGAGTCTTACTAGTACCTGAGGTGCTAGCATTATAAGTATCGTTTAGAGCTCCAAAGCCAAATTTTGCCATTATTTGTCTTCTTTGATGTTGTTAATTTCTTTCATCAACTGCTCCCTCTCTTCATCAGAAATACCAAACGAATCGGTAGCTGAATCTTGATTCTGGAAGATACGTTGGATGATAGTTGCAACCTTTACAAGCTGGTCATCATTCTTAACTCCAATCTCTAGGTACTCTTTAATGAGAGGTACGATCAAAGTCGCATCTCCGGTATCTTCGATTAATGGTCTTAATTCTGAGATAAGAGTTGAAATCTGCTTCTCTTTCTTCTTTTGATTGTCGTAAATCTCTTCTAGAAGGTCTGCGAATTTCTTATTCTTAAATATTAATTTATCTAAACTCATGAGTAGTCTATTTTTTATAAATAGAAAGTAGTAAGGTTTAGAAGCTTGCGTAGCCGTTCTCTACATAGAATGCATACTGTTTCTTATAGAGATCTCCTAATTCATTAGCTACTTTCGTAATCCTAGGTGTTTTAACATCGATAATCTCCCTGATGTAAATATACAGGGCTTTCTTGTTGAAGATTCTGATATGCTCTCTTTTCCTGAATAGTTCAAGGATTGCATCGGCGATTTGTGCATCTTCATCTTTGGGGAATAGTTCGTAGATATTATCTGTACAGTGAGTGACGTAGATATCTAAGAATTCAGAAACCTCATCTACTGGGTGGTATACTTGAGTATCAGCCTGTACTCCGTTGGTATCTAATACGTCTCCATAAACAAACTCACCGTCTTCTTGTTCTGTATTTAAGCTATCCAGGGAGAGTAGTTCCATTCTTTTTTTGTAATTCTTTTGATTTGAAGCAATTAGGTATCGCTTGGCAATTGTTCCAAAATAAGAATACGCTTTAGCCCCGTTAGAAGGATTAAAGCGATCAAGTTTAGTTAGTAGGAAAGTAATTACTTCGTGTTGAAGATCTTCTAAGTTTGTCTCTTCCGTGTAGTAAAATTTGAAAGTGTGAATTAAGTTTTGTGTTAACTTATACAATGCATAGTGAATTTCTTCCCTATAAATCTTATTACGTTCTGCATAATCTTCTGTGTTAACATATTTGATTATTGCAAGCTCTGTATCGTGAGTAAAGTAATTTTTATTTTTCTTCTCGGTCATCGGTCAATTTAAAGTTATTTAATCTGCTTTGAATAACCTTTATTTGCTCGAAGAACCATCCAATTTCATCATCACTTTGAAATGTACCTTTACTATCAATTTTTTTAAGCTGTTGATCGCTATGTTCAATAATCTTAGATAGATTATCCATATACAACAAGTAAGCAGTCAAAACGTCTTCTTGTTTTTCGTTTTTGCGCAGTAGGTTGTATGTTGTGTATCCTAATACACAGACTGCTATACTTAGTATGGTAATTAATGTTGTCATTAGTAAAAAAATTAGACATTGCATTTTTCAAACCATCACTCTGGATGTTAGATAATGCTTTGTTCTTTGCTTGTTGTTGATGAGTTACTGGGTTCTTCTGAGTAGTCTCTTTTGAGATTGAGAACTGTTTTGAC